TCCACTAGAACCCGAGCTACCGCTAGAACCTGAACTTCCGCTTGAGCCAGAAGTTCCAGAGCTTCCACTAGAACCTGAACTACCGCTTGAACCTGAACTTCCGCTGGAACCTGAACTTCCGCTAGAACCAGACGTTCCATTTTTACCGCTTGTTCCACTGGTTCCACTTGTTCCGCTTGAACCTGAACTTCCGCTGGAACCTGAGCTTCCGCTAGAGCCAGAAGTTCCAGAAGAACCGCTTTCAGCCCAAGACACCACCACTAAATCATCTTCTTGAAAAGGAACGGCGCTAGATAATAGTATTGGATTTGAATATACAGTAAAACCGCTAAATGGAGTAGTCCATTCATTACCTGATTTTATACCTGTAGATTGAACTTCTCCAAGTGTAAATTTACTAGAATCTCCATATTTGCTAACTCTTAAATATCCATTTGAACCTGATATAGATGTCCACCATGGAGTTACATTTAAGTTGTATTCGTCTCTATATTCAAAATTTATAATACCATTAGATGGAGCTATATTATAAATCATATCACCCGCAAAATCTGGTGTATAATCTGGACTTTGCCCAGCAACAACATATTTATATAATAAAGAATTACCGCCAAAATTACCTATTACTCCGCTTGATCCAGAAGATCCAGAACTTCCGCTAGAACCTGAACTTCCGCTTGAACCTGAACTACCGCTAGTGCCAGATGTTCCAGAAGTTCCAGAGGTTCCACTAGAACCTGAACTACCGCTAGTGCCAGATGTTCCAGAGGTTCCAGAAGTTCCAGAAGTTCCAGAGGTTCCAGAGGTTCCAGAGGTTCCACTAGAACCTGAACTTCCGCTTGAACCTGAACTACCGCTAGTGCCAGATGTTCCAGAAGTTCCAGAAGTTCCAGAGGTTCCACTAGAACCTGAACTACCGCTAGTGCCAGATGTTCCAGAGGTTCCAGAAGTTCCAGAAGTTCCAGAGGTTCCAACTACCGCTAGAGCCAGATGTTCCATTTTTACCGCTTGTTCCACTGGTTCCACTAGAACCTGAGCTACCGCTAGAACCTGAACTGCCGCTAGAACCTGAACTGCCGCTAGAGCCAGATGTTCCAGAGGTTCCACTAGAACCTGAACTTCCGCTTGAGCCTGAACTTCCGCTAGAACCTGAACTACCACTGGAACCAGATGTTCCAGAACTTCCATCGTTTCCACTCTTACCTGATGTTCCAGAAGTGCCACTAATACCAGATGATCCATTTACTCCAGAAGAACCATTACTTCCAGCAACTCCTTCATTCCTAACTATAATTATTCTACTTGCTGGATAATTAGTTTGAGCATTAATGTTTTGTGAACTTGAATCGTTTTGCCAAACATATATTTCGATATAGTCATTATTCTCTAATAATAAAACAGAAGAAAAATGCGTTACAGGATAATCGTTATTTGCAGGTATACTATTGTATGAATATCTTCCTTGAGAAGAAGCTACGTTACCATTTTTTACTATAAATACAGACCTAGATGTACCAGAAGTTCCACCATTCTCCCAGCTAACATATCCATCTATAGTTATTGCAATTGTTGTTCCAGTAGTATTAGTAAACTTATCTGTTCCATTAAATGTTAAACCAGTATTTCCTTGAGTATTAGCTGTATCTGCGGTATTCCAAGATACCTTGGTATTTGTTGAAGACGAAATGTTTTGAGGAGAATTGCTGTAATATGCTAATGTTGAAGAAATTACAGGAACACCACTTGTTCCACTTGTACCAGAAGTTCCATTTTGTGGTGTTATTATAAAACCACGAAATGTTAAAACATTTGCTGTAGTTGCCGTTAAAGCAAAATAAACTGGTTTAGAAACTTCACCAAAATTACTTGGCTCTGTTGTAGTCGCTGTTCCTGCTGTATTAGGCGACAAGAAATAAACTTCTCCTGGTGTTAAACCACTCAAGCCTTCAATTAATCCGTCGTATACTAAATTAAAAGTATTTGAATCTATTATTGTTTTTACAACTCCCTGAACTTCAGCATTTTCCGCGCTATCTGCTTGAGCTTTATACCATGTAGTTCCATCAAATCTAACTATGTCACCAACAATAAATCCATGAGAAGCTTGTGTAAAAGTATCTACCAAAGAAGTTCCAGTTCCGCTCCCGCCACCTGTACCTGCAACAATTTGTTTTTTGATTATGTTATTTTCAATAACTAATGAATATATTCCTGTTGTAGTAGTTGTTTCTGGCAATTCAGTAAACACTAAATTATTAGAGCCGCTATAATATAATGTTCCTGTAGTTAACGTATCAGAATCAGAAAATTTAGGTATATAATTTGCAGCACCTGAACCATCAATTACTTTTTTACCACTTAATGGAGATAAATTGACGGCTTGATTTATATAACCAGAGCTGATAAATAAAGTATTTGAAAACTCAGAAACAACTTCTTGTGTATTTATAGCTCTAACTTTTACAAAATAATTAGTATCTTCTTTAACTGGAAAAGTAAAACAAGGATCTATAGGTGAATAAATAAAATCAGCAAAACCAGTTATTCTTTTCGCTATCGAAATGCCAGTAACTGAATCGTATAAATCATTTACTCCAGAATTATTAATTGCAAAATCTGCTATATATCTATGATCTGAATAAGTTCCACTATATATTGAATTTTCAAATAAACCACCAGATGGCAAAAATAAAAATGAGTTATTTCCTGTATAAGCATAACTCAAAAATACTTCCGAAGAATTAGAAAATCCCGATGGTATTATTATTTGTGAAATATAACTTATACCAGAACTGTACTGATCATATAAACCTGTAGGTAAAGAACCAAAATTATCTACATAAATAGTATGATCATACCATTGAATACCCGATTGACCATATGTTCTAAAAATATTTGAATCTGTGATGGCTCCAGTTCCAGAACCTGAAAAAATTCCTTGGATATTTTTAGGTAAAAAATTAGAGGTATAATAATCGTAGTTATTTTTATTAACTCCGCTTTCTTCGACTAAAATATGAAAATTATAATCTTGAGAACTGGCATTATCTCCTTGAATTCTATCCCATGTTATAAACGCCTCAAGATTTAAGTTTTTGTCAGTATTGTTTAGATTACATCTTACATAACCCGTTAATTCTTCTATTCTAGAAGGCAAAAGATCTAATGAATATGAATTTAATTTTATTCCTGAAGAATTTATTATTTGTCCAGTTGTAAAATATCCATAAGGTATTAAATGCAAATAAAAAGGTGTAGAAACCGAGTTATCTCCACCACCAAGATCTGTCAAAGCGTTAAAATAAATATTTGGAATAGAAATGTTTGACAAATTCCCTCCACCCTCAACATCTAAACTAAATAAAGATTGATCTGTTATCGATTTAAATTCAATTCCAGTTGTAGCAAAAACAGATATCTTACTTATCGCATAAGGATTATTAGAATCTAAACTTAAACTCACCTTATCAGTAACAGAATAACCAGAAATACTTATTTCTGGAATTCCAAAATCAACCAATGCTACTCCAGTGCTTTTGTTATTTTGATAATCTACGCTAACTATGTCTATAAAAAACTTACCCGACAAATTTAAAAAACCTGAAACGCCAGTAACTTGATTAAAAAGTTGAGCAATTTGTACTGAATTTACTGAAAAATTTGTATCTTTAACAGAAAAAGGATTTTGATATAAAAAATTTCTATTTATATCGTAGTAAAAAACATCAAAACCTGAAAACCCCGCATCAGTTATTGTTCCATTTATAATTTCCTTAGATACCGGCCTTTCAATTTCCCAAGTTAAATTAATATTAGGCTCATATAAACTGCCAATTACTAATGGAGTATTTAAATCTAAACCATAAACTGAAGCAGATACAGTTTTATCAAATGTTGATAAAGCATTATCAAAAGAAAAATCAATTGATTTTATCGGAAAACCAGCATCATAATTTATTCCAGTTGATGGTATAAAAGCCATATATTGAATTACACTAAAATTAATTTCTTATTTTTATCGTAAGCGTAAAAATCAATTGAATATTGAGGAGAATACGAAGATTGCGATAAATTAATTTCTCCTAAAAAGATTTCTATAAATTTAGCATTATTTTTATCTATTGTGAATGTTAAAGTTTTACCATCTTTAGTTATAATACACTTCAAACCATAAACATTCAAATTAGATGCTATTTTAGAATTTTTATAAATAGATATAAAATCAATTTTTAATTCTTTATATTTATATTGCGAATAATTAGAAATCAATGTTTCATTCTCAATTGGGAAAAAATAATCATAGATTTTATTTGTTGATTTCGCATAATTAATAAACCTATCAAAAAGATATTTTGAATTAAAGAAAGACTCTATTTCTGAATCTGTAAATGCTGTTGATATATAATTATCAGAAGAAAATATAATTTCTTTTTTATCATTTTGGAAAGAATCTACATATTGATCTTTCTCTACATAATCAAATTTTTGCTTTGAATATTTTAATGCTGAGATTGAATAATCGTTTACAGAGTTTTCTAATATACTTATTATTCTATATAAATCTCCATCATCAGTATAATTTTTTAAATATATCGTAAAAGAAGCGCCCGATCTTAAATAAGCAAAATTACCATATTCATAATCAGGATATGGAGAAAAATTAATATTATTGACAGAAGCGTATGGAGTATTAAATGCAGCAACTGTATATAATGGATTACCAATATTTCTAGAACTAGAAGATAATAAAGTATTATTTATATAATAAAGAATATTTTTTCCATCAAAAATAATTTTTAAAAGATCTGTTGTTTTAATATTTGACGCTACAGTGCCACCATATGATCCATCATTTATTATATATAAATCTCCATTAGCAATATAAAATCCATATTGTATATCTGTTTCGTCTATTGTCGGATTATCGATTTCGCTTAATCCACAGACTAAATAAGTTGCAGGATAGACTACATTAAAAGAAACTTGACAATTATTTATATAACTTTGTTTAGAAAAACATTTTCTCGTCCAAGAAGAACCTCCATCATTATCGCCAGAAATTGTTCTACTGTTATCTGAAACGATAACTTTTTGTACTATATTCCATGAAACATAAGCTTTATTAGTTAATTTTAATCTTAAATTAGTATTGTCAACAGATTCTACAAAAAACGTTAATTCATTTAATTCATTATTAATCAAACTAAAAAGTTTAACTAATTTTCCTAAAGAATCTTCAGGAATTTCTCTATCTATATAAATATAATTATTATCAACATCTATAGATGTAATTTTACCATATATCAAATTACTATTTTTTAAAGCATCACTTATTCTTATAACATCACTTATTTTTAGCATCGACATTTCAACACCTCCTGAAAAACTTACGGTTTCGGACTCTAACTTTTGAGTTGCTAAAAACCATTTTCCTAATCTATATGCTTGATATTTGGACGTAACACCAAAACCTAAAATTTCTGTTTCTACAATTCCTAATTTTTCAATTAGTTCTGGATCTTCCACATATACAATTTTATCTTTAAAATTATCATTTTTATCAGAATAAGAAACTTTTGCTACCGAGTAAGAACTATTTAATTGTGATGAAGTATAAGTAAAAAGCCCATCTTTAACATTTGCATTATTAAAAACATATGTTGTATTTTTTGGAACATCGCTAGTTAAATTTAAAAATCCATTGTTGAAATAAAAGATTCCTCTAAAAATAGAACTTAAATCAGATAAAATTTTTAATCCTTCAGATTCATTATTTATTATTAAGTTTGCAGAAAATCTAGGCTCTAAAAATTCATCAAATGATTCATGTTTTGCAACGCATTTTCCTGAAGCTACTTTTAAAGTAGTATCAAATATTTCTTTCGAAGAAAAATCTATAGAAACTTGTTGATCTTTTGAAACGGTATTAGATATAGTTATAGTATTAGATGATATATATGAAGTCGCATATCTTTTAATATGATTTTCTATATTTAAATTAGATGGATCGCTTGAAAGATAGGCTTTTAATTTTTCAAAAAAAATTTCACTTACATCTGATTCTATAAATCTTCTTGGTCCAAAATCATTTATTAATGTTATAGCTGCAATTGTACCGCTTGTTGCAACAGTAAGAATTATTTTCTTTGCATTTAAATCAAGATCTTGTTTGTCTGTATCTTTAAGATCATATAAATAAAGAATACCTCCAAGAGGATATCTTAATAACAATTGCTGCAAAGTTTCAGTCGTATTTATAAAAATTGTATTAAAAAACTGATCACCAAATTTCAAATTATAAACATATGAAAAATCCTGAGCAGAATATTTAGTTGCGCAATTAGTTTTTAAAAGCTCGTCGCAATATTTAGATATTTTTAAAAGCTCCCATTTATTTATATCATTTTGCGAAATAAAAGATCTAGCCAAACCATATCTACTATTTGTACATAAATCATAAAAAATCCAAGCTGGATTATCAGTCCATCTTAACGTTTTACTAAAATTTCCAGACCAATCTCCAACATATTCTCTAGCCTCTGAATCGTAATTATCAGGAACTAAAACTTTTAATAATTTAGCATCAAAACTTCTTACAGGGATTGAAGAAAAATGTTTTGAACTAACCTGTGTTTTACAATAAGCAGAAAAAGGATAAGAAAAATTATATCCTAAATATTCTATTACGCTATTAACTGAAAAATTTCTAACTAAAATACCTCCCGTATCAAGAGCTGGAATTCTATTAGATATACTATAAACGTTTACAATAAATTCTGGATTTGTTAATCCAAACTTATCCTCTTCTGTTATTGAAATATCAAAAGATATAAAAGAAGCGTTTTGTTTTGCAAAATATCTTCCAGAATACAATAGATAAACTGATTCTTGTTTAAAAGAATTCTTTACTGAAACAATAAAACTTATAGGAGCAGTTTGATTTTTTCCATTTCTATCGACATAAAACAATTCATCAACACTGATAACTACTTTAATACTACTAGTATATTTATTTTTGACATAATGCGAAAAAACTCTTGCGATATTTTCTAATTGTATATAACGTAAATAAGTTTCATTTAAAGTACTATTAGTCCAAGATTTTAAATTATTTGTTACGTCTGTTTGCCACAATGTAAAACCAAAAGAGTCTAAATCGTAAATTTTAGTTTTATATTCATATATACTACTTGATTGAGTATTTAAAAATGGGTTCTCAGAACCAAAATTAATAGAACCATTACTTGAACTAATATTATATCTTTTTGATTTTAAATCTCTTATTGGAATATCATTAAAATAAACACCATAAGATAAACTTGAATTATTAGTGGTTGTATCTGTAGTTGTTAAATCAACATAATTTAAAGTATTTCCAAAAGAGTCTGTTAAACCTTCAATTGGACCTTCGCTTATTAAATCTATAGATTCATAATATGTTTCTGAATCAATTGGTCTTGGAACTCTGTCACTACTAGCAACATTAACCGTAAAAGGTTGTTCACCAATAAAAATATTAGAATCTGACGATAAAGATATATTCATCCTTGTCCTAGTTGATTATTTATAAGTAAGTTATTCGAAATTACAATAGAACCTATTTTTACTCGACCATAACCTAACGGAATCGGCACATTTCTTTTCGTCACGTTTTCATAACCTGAAAACAATCTAGAATTAGTTTTTACATCAACTGGTGATTTTGGAGTCATAATTTTACTTATCAACAGTTGTATACCTATAGAAACCACCAACATCAGCAAAAAAGCGGTTATACCGAAGTCGCTTCCTATTAATAAAGGAACAATCTCAACTACAGAATCTTTTTTTAGAATAGGAGAATCTAAATATTCTGGAGGTGTTATTTTTCCATCTACATATATTATAAAATTAGATATATACGATTCTAAATGACCTAAAGTTTTAACTAAAGACCCAGTATTAGCTTCTATAGCATCAAATATTTCACTAACACTAGAAACATTAAGTTGCCAGTCTAATTTCAAATAGTTTTCAAAAATACCATGTAATTTTACTGAAACCATATAATATATTATTTACACTTCATTTCAGACCAAAATCTAGTTTTTTTACAGAGAAGAAGCATATTTAAATTATGAAATTTTTGACAATATCTGTCTTGGTCTGAAAAAAAAGAGTTATCATTATGGCTATGAAATAAATATTCAATAATATATTCTTTTTTAATTTGTAAAAAATCAAGTGGAGATATCAAAAAATGACTTTCTTTTAAAGGATGTCTATTTTTAGCTTGAATAAAATCAAAATTATTATTTTTATCTTTTACTACAAATCCACAAACCTCTCCCTGTTCGTTTTCACATATATTTATAATTTTTTGTTTTAATACTTCATCTATCATTTTGATAAGGAAAAGTAGCTGGAAAACCACCAAAAGGTAATGCTTTATTAACATTAACAATATTGTTTTGAAGAACATAATCTTGAAATCTTAATAAACAACCTGTTAAAGTTTTAGAGCATTTATCTTGTTTCCACACGTTTGAATTTTTTTCAGGAAATTTATTAGAAATATTATCTTCAATACATACAAAAAAAGTTTTAGGTTTATTAGTAAAATTCATTTCTGATTCATTTTCAACTGCGCTTACAGATGAAAAATAATTAACATAAACAAAGTCACCTTTATTATAAACTACATTTGGCGACCACTCTCCTTTAAAATTTAATCTATCTAAATTATAAGAATTATTTCTGATGTTAGGTTTATAATTTGCTAAAAATGTTTTATTGTTTTCGTCAGCTACGGGCAAACCTGGATCAGCAGACGAAGAATTCCCTCCCCATTCTGTATTTTTAAAATATGTACTACTAGGAGCTAGATTAGATATGGTTGAAGACGTTCCTATTTTACATGATATTGAAGGCCCAGCATAATCTGGTTTATTTCCATAATTACAGCCATAACATCTATAATTCCAAGAACATGTATCATTAGTTATTTTTCTTAAAGGTAGAGATAAATTTTCTAAATCAACCTTTGTTACTAACTCTAGCTCGACATTATTTTTATTTTCTGATTTCTTTAAATTAATAATAAATTTATCATTAGAAATATAAGTATTAAAATTTGAAACTCCAAATGGATTAATTCCATCTTTGAAATTAATAATATCTAAATCTTTAGCGAAAATTCGTTTTCTATAAAAATTTTTACCAATTAAATCTTTTCTATCTTTTAATACTTTTGATATGTAATTATTAATATTAGAAATTTTAAAAGATGGTCTATTTTGTCTGCCTTCTGATGTCACTTCTACATTTGAAAATTCACATGGCATGAATAAATACTCATTTCCTTGAAAAATTAAATTAGCATCAAAATTTTTACAACCGTGCAATCTTAAGTAACCTTCATTAGGTTGCAATTCTAATTCAAATAAATCAATAATTAAATAATTGTTTAATTTAAATAAAGTATTCATTAATTTTATCTTCCTGTTAAATTAAAAACGTTTGGCAATCTTATTCTATTAGATTTTATATTTAAATCCAAAGACGAACCCGTAAATAATTTGAAATATTCTTTTATTAAATTTGTATGCAATGAATTCAATTCAGACGTAGTTAAATTTCTATTATAAAACATTATATCAAAATAACTCATAGATTCTTTATTTCCTCCAACAACATCATCACACTTTGAAATTAATTTTAAAGTCGAGTTTGAAAGATTTTTTATGATATGATTATTTGCATCTGCAATAAAAGTATTTAAATCATATGAAATAACAGATATTCCATTAACAAAAATAGTCATTGTAGAACCAGTTCTTCTTATATTCATTATCATTGGATAATAATCAGTTGCATTCAATAAGCTTCTGGAAATTTGAATTGGATTATTTAGCAAATATGTATAATTGTTTAATGCATTATTTTGAGCGACGTTAGTTGCTGATACTAAATTAGGATTTATTTGCACTATCATTTTCCATAATTCATATCTAGCATCTGGAGCATAAGCTGAATCTTCATTAACCCTGTTTAAAACTTTCCCATTAACCAAAGGATTTATAAAAAATTGAAACATATTTGGCTCTTTTGGATAATATAAAAGATCAGGAGCTAATAAAACTGAAGGAATTGATTGTCCAGGATTAGTAAAAGGAGTTTTGATTCCTGGAAAATTATTTATTAAAATTTGATCCTCAGTAATATTATTTGGCTTTGAATTATCAAACCAATCTAAAATTTTGAATTTCGAATAATTATATTGATTTACTCCAGCTAATTTATTTGATACTATGTATTTAGAATCCGCTTCTATTTTTACTGGTCTATACGCAATGACTAAAAATAAATCAAAGTTTTGACAATTTTGAGTTGATAAACTAGTAATAGATGAAAAATTACACTGTAAATATTCATTACTTGATAAAGTAATACTATTTTTACCTACGAATGAATATAAAGAATTATTAAAAATACTAGCATCTGTGCTACCGGCTAAAGTAGCCACACTTGTTGTATTAGTCCAATTTGTAGAACTTATTCCATCATTCGCGAATCTAAAAACAAAATCAGATGGTAAATTATCGTTGTCAAAATTAAAACTAACTTTACTTTCTGTAAACGAATCCACTATCTTACCAGCTACAGTATAATTATCTGGATTTTGCTTTATAGGACGATACCAAAAAGTAGACAAAGAACCTGCTGCGGCTTTTTGTGTAAAATACTTATAATCTGGTATATATTGAGCATAAGCAATATTGTTTCCAATTATTTTATCCCATTTAAAATCAGTATAAACGCTTGGTTTAAAATATGGAACTTTATATGAACTATTATCTTCTCCATAAATAGATGGATAAGAAGAATATTTTCCAGCAGAAGTGCTTGCAATATTTGTTTTTATTCCATTAGAATCTAACGTAGTAACAGATTGATATAAATCTAACGAAGTTATTTCGTTTTGTAATAAATTCTCATTACCACCTAATGAAAAATATGTTTTAAAATATGTTTTATTTTTATCATTACCGTATCCTATGAAAGTTCTTGCATCAACTGCCCCCCCGAAATTATCTACAAAACCTATGCTCGCATCAGTTCCAGCGCCACCAGCAGCAATTTTAGAACCATATTTAGAAAATACATTATAATTTATATCTTTACGATCTTCTGATTGTACATTAGTAATAACTTTAAAATTAAAAAGACTACCTCCATTTTCAGCTGGTGTACAAATAGTTGAACTAGCGTACTTACTTAAAGTATTATTTATATATTCTTGTGGATTATTATATTTATTATTCTGACTAGTAGGATCAAAAATACCATCAATATCTCCACCTTTTCCAAATTTTCCGTATATTTCAGTAGTTTCATGTAAATATAAATTTATATTAGTGCT